CTTGATTGCTTCCTTCACGGTAGCGATCTCTTTCACACAGTCTTTCACTGCGACGTTACTCGGTGAAGCATTCCGCAGAACAATCCGCTTCTTCTGCTGAAGTTCGTTAAGATAGAAAAGCGCATCGTCTCGAAGTTCTTCCATTCGCTTGATCTTCCGAAGGGTCTCCAGGTTTTCTTTATTCATCTTACTTCTCCCTTAGCTGAGGACATACACCATATCACTACCGCGCTTGAGCGCTTCTTCTTTGGCGAGCTTGAGTGCCGCACCGAAAAGCATTGACGAACCGGTCACCGATCCACGACCCGCCCAGAAAATATCTTCCATCTTGTAGCTGTGCCAGAATGCAAAAGCCCACGAACCTCTACCACGAGGCATCTTGCCGTGGCTGGAAATGTACTCGTTGTAATTCACATCAACATCTTTCATACTGGGTTTTCTCATCTCACTTCCTCCATCGAGCGAACCTTTCGCTCACATAGATATTATAACGCGGTTCACGTTGGAAGTACAATTCTTGGTGTAAATATAATCTAATGATTTCAATATGTTATCGGAAAGTTGAACATTAACACTTGCAATGTTAGCGTGTAGAGGTCCAAAGATGTATAGCTTGACCAGCATCGGTAACACGAACCCACCCCGCTCGTGACATATTCTCATGTTCAGATAATGTTGCATCGAAAGATTCACCAAGGAGTTTGGGAAGCTTGTGCTTCATTGCTCGATACCGTGGGATGATCTCATAACCATCCTTATTCTTTTTGAAGTAGAAATAGCCTGGGTCAGTTTTTCCTTTTCTAATAAACCCAGCAGCATCTAAAGAAGCACCACCAAATCGCATTGGGTCTCTGTAAGAAACGGCGGAAGTAAAATTCATTTCTTTCTGAGCATGTGAAAACAATCTTGTGAACCCGCCAATAACAGAAGTTCCAATTGTATTTGCAAATCTAAACACCTCTACTTCTGTTGTGGTATCCCAACGGGGTTTACCAATCTGTAATGCACAAAACGGTACACCTTCTTTCACTAGAGCAAAAGTTCTACCACCGGGAACAGCCCCTTGAAGATGATTTGTCTTAAAGAATATTGTGCTCGCCTGTACATCGATTTCACGAATATCAAATGTTCTTGCACCATACCGCTGAGATTGTCCCACTGCAGAAGTTATTATGGATTTTATTATCTTTCTATTCTGATACCATTCATTTTCCCAAATGTTGAGAACATTAAAACCGTGGGTTTCAAAAAACATAAATTTGTCTCGATGATAATTCGAATGCTTAAAAGCTTCGCTATGGTACCAAAGCCCGCTTATTTCAAAACCAACATTCAAAGAAGGAGACCAAATATCTATTTCATATTTTACTTTTCCTTCTTCTGAAATTCTGTGGTGTAATTTTACATCAGAGATTAGAGATTGAACAAATTCAAAAACCTCTCCTTCGATCCGAGATGAATATTTTCGTGCACACTCTGGACAATACAGATACTTTAGTTCTACTCTCGCATCGGGTCTCTCAAAAACATTTCCACATTTATTACACCTGAAAGATATTTTTGCATCACTGTTAACAATATCTTCGGCGGTGAATAAAGGGACCAAGCTTCTTGTACGTATTGTTTCTACAAAGTCTGGCCATCTGTTTCTTGCTTTTGAAAGCAAACACTTTTCTTTAACACTATCCAATACCCAGGGATTATCAACCCCATATCTTTCAAGACAGGTTTCTTGTCTTTTCTTTAAGCGATCTTCTGACTCTTCAGCAGACAGTTCTGCGTTCTTAAGACGAATCTCTGGTATCTGAAAAGCATTAGAAACTCCTTGTTCTGCCAACCACGCTTCTTGTTTGCTTTTGAAATCTTCAGTTTTGGTATATATTGCTGTACCATATTTCTCTGTACATGTTGCGGCGATCTTTTCCTTAACTGGTGCCGCGGCAAAAGAGTGTGCAACACCGTACTTCTCAAGACACGTTCTTTCACTTGTCTGGCGTTCTAGGATCTTCCCTGCTTCAGACCGACGACAAGTGTTGGTACAGAACTGTGTGTAGTTCTTCAAAGTGTTCTTGAAGACCCTAGGAGATCCACAAACTGGGCACTTCGGGCGTTCTTTAATTCCTGCGGCAAGAACATATCGTGCTTCTGCCGCGGAAAGGATTTCACCCGGTGCGAAAGCTTCAAGGATGCTTTTTTCTTCTGGTGAAAAACGATCAACAACAGTAATACGATCTTTGAGCTCTGTTTGCTTTCCACCAACTACATTGTTAAGAACGTCAGATTGTTTTATATACTCATCAGTCACAAGGTTCGCGATAATTTCGTTTGCTTCTTCTCTTGTTGAGTGTTGAGAAAGGATCTCGATTTTGATTTGATCCATTCCATATTTGAAGATGATATTCTTAAGACGTGTTTCGCCGGTTTGATTGACCGGAAACTTTGCGAGATCATCAGTTGATCTAGCACCGACAAAGTGACGACCATCCGGAGATGTTGCTTTGAACACCAAATGATACTTGAACTCTTTCTTCTTCGACATTATGACCTCCAGTCTTTCCTTATATTCTACTGTCGAAACGGCATTAACGCCTAACTATTTAGTGTTGGGAAAGAAAAGGGGGATCCGAAGATCCCCCTTGGAGTAGGAGAAGTAACCGAATCGGTTAGATGATCTCGACGCCATCCACACCGAAGGAGTTGCTGAGATTCTGCACAGAACAGTACCGGTAGTAGAGGTGCGAACCGAGAGGGTTAGCCCCTATACCGTAGCGAGTTCTGAATCCGAGTCTCGGCTGCATGTTCTCGGGATCAACCGACTTAACGGCTGTCAGCGGAACATACGGGCACCAGAATATACCGGAATCGAGCTGACTGTCACCCTTGTAGCCAACAGCCACGTAGTCCTCAGTCGCGAACGTGTCAACGTACACCTTGTAACGACCAGCGAGGGTACCTGCATAGGCGACCGCCGCATTGGCGTTGAAGTTGTTATTGACATCGGTCCAAAGCGCGAAGCCCTCAAGCGACTCAAGAGCATCCTTGACCGGGAGCGACATGATGAGCCAGTTACCAGAACCACGACGCGTCGAGATCGCGATCGAGCTGGCAAGACGGTTGATCAGGTTGTAGAGGATGCGATACTTCTCGTTGAAGTTCCGACCCTCGGTGCTGGCGATCGCGGAATAGTCGAACACGTAAGCGTTGTTCGCAGTGTTCAAAGCTGCGTTAACGATGGTGTCGCGCATTTCGCGATTCATCTCGGCCAGGATCTCGTAGGTCATCATGTTGAGCAGCTCGGGCTCAGCTTCGTTTCCGAAGTACGCCTTGAGATCCTCAGCAGATTCGAACGTGAACCGAGCCTTGAGCAGACGAGACTTCGCGGTCACTGTATCCGATTCGATATCGAACGACAGTTCGTTGAAGGTCTTCATTGCTTCAGCTTCAGCCGTGGTGTACGAGCCACTGTAATGTTTGAACACGTGGTTGTACAGGACTTCGTTCGCAATAACTTTCTTCGCCTGGAAGAGGTTAGTCGCGACGTCATCCGGGGTGTCGCCGGAATCGAAACCGAAAGTGCTGTCGAAAGTGAGGTAGTCGTCCTTGCTGACGCCTGCGCCGGAATCAAGGAGAACCACGAGACCACCGTTCTCAGCATACTTCACAGTACCGATCGCGGTGCACTCATACGAACAGCCACTACCCGACCCACTGTAACCCGAGAACGCACCGGTACCCGAATCAAGAACCACGGGCACGCTGTAGAGCGTAAGATCGGACACTGCATTTGCAGCCGACTTGACCACACCGTAGGTGCTGCCAGAACCAGCGGCAAGAGCAGCGAAGGTCGAGGTCGACCAGCTGGGTTTACGGGTCTTGATCTCATCGAGCTGGGTCAGGTTCTCTTCGGTCCCGAACAGCTGTGCCACGACAGCCATGGTCCCATTCCCTTTCCAACCACCGGCGATCGAGAAATCAGTGCTGTCCTGCGTCGCGCCAGAGTAAAATGCGCGGAGGGCGAAGATCAGCTGGCTGGGTTTCTCCATCGGCTGGGTGCCGACGAGGTCCATCGCGATGAGTTCAGGCGCCATACGCCGGATCATCGGGATGAGCATTGTGTTGTAGCCTTCGATGTCAGCAGTAGTCAGCTTCTCTTCCTTGAGCATGCCGCGACCACGAAGGTACAGGTTTTCGAGCATCTTTGCCACCGCGGCTTTCTTGCCTTCCTGGATGGGCTTGTAGCTCGGATGATTGAGCACCTTGCGCCACTTCGAAGTGAGCGTCGCATTGGCGCTGACCGCACCCTTAACAGGTGCATTCTTCTGGATCAGCTTCATTTGGACCTCCTAGTGTCCGTTGTTATTAACAGCCGATATACCTTTCACTTACAGACCAACCGAAGCGGGATCAATCGCTTCACCGGCCGTAAAATCCTCGTTCTCATTCAGCTGACCGCGTGTGTCCATCTTGCGGGCCAACCGACGTTCCTCGATCCGCTTCAGAAGGCTGACGCGCTTGTCATTGGTTGCAGCACCATTCTTCGCGACACCGATCTTCTCGGACACTTTCTTCTCAGCGACGACTTTCTTCTCAGCGACGATCTGCTGTTTCTTTTCAGTCAGCTTCGCATCGTACTTGACCGCTTCATCAAGCTTCTGCTCGAACTGCTTGACGCTCTTGAAATCCATTCCTTCAAGAAGATCACCAACGCGATCATACGACTCTTTGTCCATGCCACGAGTCTTACGTTCAAACGAAACAAGCATGCGAGCGCGATCGATCTGTTCATTGAGCGAACCATTCAGTTTCTTCAGATCGGCATTCTCTTTCACAAGGGCATCATGCTTCGCAACAAGATCCTTATTGACGTCCTGCTTGGGGCCGAACGCATTCTCAACGAGAGCTTTCGCCTTGTCATACACAGCATTCTTCTTCGCAGCTTCGATCGCGATATCAAGGTTCTTTTTCTCCTGGAGACGGAACTTCTTCACTTCCCGGTCCATGAACTTGTCCATCGCATTCACGACGAGACGGGTGGAACGTGCCGCAAGCTTCTTGCCTTTCGCCCGAGCCATCGCTTCGAATATGAACCCGATCTTGTCCACGACCTTCTCATCAAGCTTCATCTCTTTCACAAGAGATTCGAATTCCATCTTCGCAGCCTCTTCCTCGACCTCAGCCTCTTCCTCAGCGGTCTCAGCCTGCTCATCAGCAGCTTCGCTGTCAAGGGCCAGAGTGTTGGACACGCTCAGATCCTCACCTTCGGGATCGGTGATGGTCAGAGTGTTGGTCTCTTCGTCTGCTGTGACCTGGAGCTCTTCATTGGTCTCATCGGTCGGCTCTTCCTCGGGAAGCTCTTCAGGAGCAACCTCGGTCTCGACTTCAGTCTCAGGAAGCTCTTCCTCTGTGGTCTCAGCTTCATTATCAAACAGGGGTTCATCCTCAGGAGCAAGATCCTCATGGATCACGTTATCCTGTTTGAACGTCGGGGCTTTCTTCCCATCAGGAGTAATGTCAGTTTCACCAAAAGTCGGATCCGCTTCCATGATACCCTTGACTATCTTGTCGATGTCCATAGGATCACCGTCGCCACCGTCGGTCTCAACAATACTGTCTGCTTTCTTAACAGCGTCAGCAGACTTGGTGCCACTCAGAGCTTCACCGGTCTTGCCAGTTGCCTTCGGACCGCCACCGTTTGTCTTCACAACGCCGTTTGCTTCCTTCGCAGCAGCATCAGAACTTGTGCCACTCAGAGCTTCAGCCGATTCCTTGATCTTGCCTTTCTTACCAGCAGCAGCTTTCGCACGAGCGATTATGCTGTTGATGTTAGTCTTCTTCACTTCCTTCGCCATGATCTCCCTCCTTGTGGGTTATTTTGTCATTGACCCGATATACCGTCTGAACGCACGGATGACCCGTTCGCCGTCAATCTTATTTATACTCTTCGCGGTGACGACTTCTCGAACAAGTGCCTCTTTCTGCACAACATCTGCGATCTTCCATTCACGAGACTCTGTGAGTTGTTCCATCAGAGCAGAAGCAACACTCGGCTCATGCACGATATCCCAACAAACAAGATGCAGATTGTCGACCTTGTTACCATATCCAACATCACCAAGAGCACGACTTGAAACCCCCATCACACCACCATCCTCAAGCATCGCTTTGACTTCACGACCAAGCGAAGTATCGAGGACAAGGCTTTTACCATACACAACATTTCCTTCAACCCAGAGTTTAACAACACGGTGAGCAATACGATCACCGTTTACATCTGGACTGTCAGGGTGATCTAGTTCGCCAAAAGCACGACCCTTCTCAACGTAATCCCGATTGTAACGCTCTACCTCAGGCAGAAGGATACTTCTTGGATAGATACGACCATTCTGGTTCTCCTCGTCAAAGACTTGATAAGGTCCAGTGATGTATGTCCGTTTCTTTCCATCTGTTCCAACCACCGACTCCGTCAGATAGTTCGAATACTTTTGACTGTATCCGGAAAGCAGCTTTGCCATTCTAATCTTCCTCCGTTTCCTTTACTGTATTTATTCTCTAGTGGAAACATTAACTAGAACGGTCTTGTCTCTGCTGGTGCTGCTGCCGGAGCGGCTTCTTCAGCAGGAGCCTCAGCAGGAGCTTCTTCATCCCCTTCAGTTGGTTCAGAAGTGACAGGACCCGAAGAATCACCAGATCCACCAAACGATTCACCGCCACCCGCTGGAGCTTCTTCCTCTGCATTCTCTTCTTCCATTGCAGCAGAACCCTTGAATCCATACTTGGCTGGATTCATACGTTCATCTGCACGAGTTGCAATATCATTGTCTGTGAAGTTAAGAACTTCCTTTGCGATCCACACATCGGAGATCTGTTTCTCAATACGGTCATCGATCTTCGTGAGCAGATCAAACTGTTGGTTGCGCACATCAAGGTGAAGCATCTGGTAGAAGTAGTTGTCTTCGTTCCACTGATACTTCAGATTGCGGAGCACAAGACCAATATCCTCACTGTTGATGATCCGCTTGAGGATCAGATTCTTGAGGGTCATATCAGCAACCACCCGCTCGTACTGTCTACGATACAGTTGGTTCTCCTGGTGGAACTTGACTTCCTCAACTGTGATCTCCATACCACGACTGAAGTTCACTCCACCTTGATCCTGTGACTGTCTCCGGGTATAAGGAACACCGAGAGCCATCCACAATTTCTTATTGAAGAAATCAAGGTCGGTAATCTCACCAAGGTTCTGTGCACCACTCAGAACATCAACATCTGTTGCGCTCTGACCATTACGACGAGGCAACCAGAAGTCTTCGATCATCGAGATGACTGCAGCACCGTTGTCTATTTCACCGGTCGAAGAGTTGTATATTCTCTGGTGACGATATTCATCAGCCAGTTCGCTTATCAACTCTTCGCCCTTGGAAGCGCTCATCCCACCTATGTCGATGTAGAAAACGCGACGCTCAGGAGCACGAGTGATACGGTAAACAAGGATCGCATCTTCAAGCATCCGCAACTGACTTGCGACTTTCAACGCTCTGTGAAGGTACGATATTGGATACCGATAGATCGGGTGGTAGCGATTCGAATCCACGTATGTTATGAAGTCTGGTTCGATCTGTGCTCTTTGGTTTGTTGCATAGTTCAGGGTTGAGAAAGGCATTGCAGCATACGAAGAGTTGTAGAGTGCCGACTGCGGGTATTGGAACACGTAGTATTCCTTGCTCGCTTTCTTCACGCCATTGGATGCATCAGTATCAAACTCTTGGACATATGTCATGAACATGCCGTCAAGATAGTTGACGTCGATCATACCGCGACCGACATATGATTTCTGATACACGTTTTCAAAATATTGCACGCCGTCGACCAACCACTGTCTCACAAGGTTGAAAGCGTTGTGTCTGAAGTCGAGGAGACCAAGGACGGTCTCGTGTTCTGCATTGATCGCTTCTTTCAGATCCTCGGTGAAAAGTTCACCATCAACATAATCGACCTTGAGGAAGTCTGGATTTTCTGGATCAAATATCAGAATACCATTGACACGTTCATCAAGTGCTGCTTCAACCTCGGGCATCATTGAAATATCACGATACTTACGGATCGCATTCTTGTGTTGGATGTTGACAATATCTTGCGTGAAATACGATGTCATATTGGCCATGAAGGAATCTGCCTTCACGGTCGCTTTTGAATCGTACCATTCGCCAAACTCTGTAGTGTCGTTCTTATCCGGAGAAGGTGGATAGAGACCACTCATTTGCTTTTCGTTGCGATCATCCTCACGCATCTTCAGGATCTTTTGCTCTACAGCATCATGTCCAGCAAGTTTTGCAAGGAAACCGTAACCAGCAATACTGGTTCCTGTCTTAGCCATAATTACAAATCTCCCAATGTTCGCTGTTATTTAACGGGCGCGAGGAATGGCAATTTCAAGTGCCCAACCCTTTCCCGCTTCAATTACTCTATTATCTGATGGGTCGATCCTCGTTGGCTCGATCTTTGCATCCTGACACAATTCAACCAGAACAGAACCAAATGAGCTACGGAGTCTCTTGCCTTTCCACACCATCACTCCAGTAAGTATCCATCTCTTCACAAGCGTTGCACCATCTTGTCCAAGGTCTGACACGCGAAGAATGGCAGAGGATCTCTTCTTTCCCAACCCAACGATCACAAGGTCTTCACCAACCAGAGCAAACATTGTCTTTGACTTTGGATCAACCCTCGATGGAATCTGTCGTTGGGGCAGATCTTTCTTTTGTTTCTTGACCGCCGAGACCTTCGAAACATCCTTCTTAACAGCAACAGTTTCTGATTGGATAAAATCATTCAGAATACTTTCGATGTTCCTATTCATCTTTTCCTCTATGTACGAGAATATTTACAGGGGGCGGTTTAGGTATTTTTCTGTTATGACCCAGAATTCTTTTCCCATTCGTTCAGCATATGCTTTGGCATACTTCCACTTCGCCGCATTGACAAGATATGTTTTCACACGAGCTTTCCACCCCTTCCCTAACATAGAAGGTTTTACGGTCTGCTTATATGGTTTGATCTCAACAAAAGCTTCCCTCACCGAACCGTCTGCAGATTTGTATTTCACCCAGAAGTCAATGATGTAAGTGTGGCGAGAACCTCCTCTGACTGGGCAAGAGTATGGAACTTGCATCCTCATTCCTTCATAATCCCACTGAATGATGTTCTCATCCAGATCGCACCGTCTCATAAACTTCTGTTCCATCATTGATTTGAACTTTATAGATCTCTTGTGTGTGCGATGTTTTACAGGATTGACAAGGATATAATCCCCGGTGTATGAACCAACAGCGGTCCTTCTCACTTTGTCCTCACAAAAAGAACATTTTCATTTGTGGCTTTCTCTGCAAACTCTTTCCATCGTACTGCTGTAGAAGGAATGGACATCTCTGCCAGGAAAAGAAAAGCCTCTTTGAAATTGATATTGGTATCGATCGCCATATAACATGCACGTCTCGCTTCTTCATACTTACGAAGATTCCAATAACAACGAGCAAGCATCAAGTAAGCATCGGCTTTCTCTGGTAACCACACTGCCCTCTGTAAATATTTTTCATATATGCTTGCTGCAATTTCAAACTTCCCGCGATACCAATACTCTCGTGCAAGATAATAAACTTCTCTTATACACTTCGGGTTACTTCCAACTTCCCGCATTAAGATCCTCAGATTGCGATCGGGATCAAGATCATGAGCAGGACTTCTTCCATATATAATTTTGATATTTGATTCTTTTCTGTGATGGGTGTTTATACATTCATGATCTTTACCGACCCAGAATATATTTGGAGATCTTTTGAAGACCCTTGGAAAAGGTGTAAGGTCTTGACTCCCCGCGCACTCAAGAATAATGTTAATAGCGTTTAACCCTTTTTCCTCGGCTTCTAAAATAGCCTTTCGTATTTTTTGAATACCATCTTGTTCAAGAACTTCATCAGCATCAATTGAAAGGATCCAATCCCCTGTGCATTTTGAGAGTGCGTGGTTTCTTGCTGTAGCAAAATCATCACACCAAATAAAGTCTGTATAAATCAACGATGTAAAAGTTCTCGCGATCTCAACGGTGTTGTCGATTGACCCGGTGTCACAGATCACTATTTCGTCTGCACTTTTGACGCTCTCAAGACACCACGCGAGCATCTCTTTTTCGTTCTTAACAATCATGCACACAGAGAGTTTCATTTTCAAACCGTTGTAATCAATTCTATCGCCACGCGCACGGATGCGCCATCGGCCACCGCTTTGTCTACCTTCCCGCGCAGAAGTAACAATCCCAGCGCGTCAAGTCCTTTCGCTGATAGCCCGACTTCCTTTATCGTTATCGCCCCGCCGCTGTTGTTCGCAAAGTCACGCTCAAGTCGCATGATGTTATCCGCGCCCGATACCGTCGGTTCCGAAAGTCGCCCCGCGTCTGTCATGTCGCCGTAGTCAAGTTGACTTGCGCCGGAACCGTCTGCTATCGGCGTGACGAGCGCAACATCCGCTCCGGTGAAGTCCGTTGTCCCTGTTCCTGCCGTGATTCCGTAGACCGACCCGCTTGCCGCATCAATGCGGGCAGAATCGCCCATTGTGATTGTTGTGTCAAGGTCAAAGATGGAGCACATGAAACTCCAAACCGCGCTGTAATATGTTGTTCCGTCAAAAGGAACTGTCGAAAAAACTCTACCGGAAAACACGCATCCCGCAGCATCAAATCCTTTTGCACCCGCTCCCCAATCGCTTGTTGCCTGTGTCCATGCCGCGCCGTCTGTCGATGAATAAACTGAGGTGTAGTATGTTGGCGCGGCACGTCCGCCCCAAATTATCATTTTGCCCGCGTAAGATACAGCCCCGACTCCTTCGCGATTGCCGAACGCCGCCGAGGTTGTTGCCGCCGTCCACGTAGCGCCGTCGGTAGAATAATATACTTTTGAATCCGGCGTTCCTGTCGAACCTCCGATAAGCCACATCTTGCCGTCGTGAACAATAGCGCCAGCTAGATACCGATTGCCAAACGCCGCCGAGGTTGTCGCCGCGGTCCACGAAACACCATTGGTTGAGTAGTAAACATCGTCAACTCCGACACCACCGGCAACCCACATTTTCCCGTCATAAACAAACGACGCATGGGCGCGGCATTTAGTAAATCCGCCGGCCGCTCCGTCTGCGCGTTTTTGTGTCCATGTCACGCCGTCCTCAGAACAATAAACGCTGTTCACATCTGCGGTAGTAAATCCGCCAATAACCCACATTTTTTCTTTACTATCCGCAGGATCAACAAAAACAAGGACGGTGTGGGCGCGGCGAGAAACAAAACCATTTGCATCAGCACTATCTCTTACTTTTGTCCATGTATTTCCGTCGGTAGAGTTCCACACATCACCAAGAACTCCGCCAGAGTATTGACCACCGATAATCCACATTTTTCCTTTGTAGACGGTGATCTTTGTTCCTGTTCGTGCGGTGAACGCCGCCGCCGCTGTTTTTAGTTTCCAATACTGCCCCTGATTGTCTCTGAAAGATTCCTCAAGCAATTCCATGAAATTTTTTGTTATCACGCCGTTCGTCGTGAAGGTAGAACTTATCTTGAACACGACGGTCGCCGGCTTTCCATTATCAACGGCATCGCCGCCGGTCAATTCCCGCGCTATAAGCACATTGGTATTGTTGTCTGCTTCCGTGCCTTCGCCGGTAGTGCAGAGTCCGATTTCTTCGATGGTGCGTGTCGAGCCGGTGTTATTCGTAAAGGCTTTCTGTATTTCAAAGTAAATATCCGACCCGCTTATCACCGTTGCCGTTTTGAGCGTCGTTGCACCGTAGGTAGTGAAGCCGGTGTCCCATGTCAGTTTATTGTCGGTCTGCGCAACCGCTCCGGTGCCGGTTCCTATCGCTATCCCGAACTTCTTGAGGCCGGATGTTGCGCCAACACACTTGAGGTTTGTCGCCTTGCCAGAACTTTCGTCTATCGCCGTATCATTGATGTCGAGTCCACCCGTGCAGGCGGCTCCCGTCATGCGACCCCACATGAGGCGCAGGAAGTTCGCCGTGAATGAGCGCATTGGTCGTGTGACGCTCGATTCAATCTTGCCGGTCGCCGTGTCCTTTATCTCGACGGTGAAGGTCGAGTTATTGAGTATGTCGATGTCGCATTGCGGGATGTCGTTTATCTTAATCCGCGCTTTTAAGCCGTGTCCGCCTTTGTTTCTCATGTTATAGTCACCGTCCCTGTTATGTCGAATGAGCCAGTAGATTCAATGTGGTCTATCAGCGACACGGTTCCGGCTATCTCAAAGGTTCCAAACATATCTGTTGGCAACGTCATCTTAACATCAACCGACTTCCACCCAGCACTGTATCTCTTGATCGGTCTCAGTTTCCAGTTGGCCCCGTCCCAGACTTTCAGAAGAGAACGCAACCGAGTCGTCGGTTGACCACTGTCTATCTGACTCTTAAGTGTGCCGCCTGAAAAACTCAATGCTGTGCCCTCGAAGATCTACAATATTTATGAACACAACTTAATGATCTGTCCCGTCAGTCGCGCCATTACGCAAAAGTCCTTCCGTCAGTATAACAGGTCATCCTGATTCCTTCGTACCAATTATCTATATTATTCCCGTTAGCGACAGCGGTTGCCGAACTAGCACCATACGATGCAAAACTGACGGGTGATAAATTAGCATATCCCGGATAATTTGTCCCGACGCTTTCTATTGATTTTGAAGAGTCCGCTGTGTCGCGGTACGTCTTTTTTAACGCATTATATTTTTTTATTTTCATTATGTTAAAGCACTGCCACGATGCGTTGAAATAGGGGGAATAGCCCGATATTAAAATTTCGTTATCGGAAAACTTCATATCTCCGGGGGTCATCGTGCCGTTAGGCATAGCGAAAAGACCTTCAGTAACATCTAGCGACGAATTCATTTTAACCCAATTATAGTTTACCCCGTCGAATATATTTGCGACAATCCATCCTTTTTCATCAACAAAGCATAATTGAGCAAATCTATTGCCGGACGCGTCTTGATTTTCTTTCGATGCTACGAGATTAAAGTCTTTGTCGAAAAGCAAATAACAAGCATGGTATACTCCGCCGCTGTTTACCGTGTGTCCCGTCAAGAGTATATTTCCCGCTCCATCTTCGACAAGGCCGGAAGCCGAATGAAAAGCCGCCGCCGAATAATGAACGATTCTTCTCATCGCAACGACTGAATATGTCGCGGGATCAAACTTGAAAACTTCAAAGTATCCATTGAACCCGCCGGAGTAATAATTCAAAGCAAATACGTATCCGCTAGAGTGTAGGATCGCGTGTTGCGTGTATGTTGTCGTATTCCAGTATTTTTTGCAAGCAAGTACGGCGTTGTCAGAGGCCCTTATAACTGCGACCTCGGTCGGTCCAAAAAAGCACCATATATTGCCGCCGACCGCAAGCGTTCGGAGAGCATAAATACCATACATTTCCGGATCGCCGCCGAAGTATTTCCCTTCTGCCGTGACGATACTCATATCCGAAGTATTTATTCGATAAAATCTGACACCGGCAAATAGCCGCCCGCTCGCATGGTATCCGCTTTCCATCCAAAAAAGTTGGCCGTTGTATATTGTAAGATTCGATATCCCGTGTTGAGCCGCTATAAACACGCCAAAGTCGCGAAACATCCATCTGAAAGTTGTAACTAGCAACGTCGCTTTACTGATTTTCAAAGCGCAAATATGGGCGTATCTTCCGCCGTTCGGATAATACATCGTCAGCATATAATAGTGCGTGGCATCTTCGACAAGGTTTGACCTCGTGTGGTTATTATATTGCAACGTCCCAAAATACGGCGGAGTGTTTGACGTAATTCCGAACTGATAATATCTCAAGGTTATTTCTGGATTGTCGCCATATTTTTTGGGGAATTGTAGCCCGCCAGCCATTCCGCCGGACTGTCCGCCCTGCATAAGATTAGAGAAGCCGCCGCGATCAGTCATCGCGTCACCATTACGTGGGCTCGGCGTAACTTTGCGCCGTCATCATCGACTTTAATTTATCAGCCGTCGCGGAAGTTATGAACAGCGTTTCGCCGCTTCCGATCTCCATAAACGGATTGCCCGCCGCGTCCTTCGGAAGATCGGGAAAGGTCGTCGAATTCAGCGCGTTATTGGCCGCGACGAGCCCGTCAGTTCCCGCCTTCGCCGCGACGCTTATCGCGCCGATAAAGCGTAAAGCGTTATACGCGGACCCGACCCACAGCGACGCGACAACAGCGTTCGAGGAGTCGACATTCATTAAACGAAGTTGCGTTACGCGCCACCCTTCCGCCGGAGCCTTTTGAAGCGCACCGCCTTTATAGGTCAGAGCCTTCTCGTCAGCGTCAAGTTGCGCCGCCGACGGAACATAAAGCGAGTCGGTTCCCTGCGCGTCATTAAAGACGACAGGCGTCACGCCGAATGCGGGTTCACGTTGCTGTGCCATGATATCCTCCTAGTTTCCAGACAAATACTTTCTACTTGTGACCCGCGCTTGTCGTGCTTCCCTCTCTGTTAGTGTATACCCTGCTATCGTTCGATCGTTCCCTGCATCGTCCGTCACAGCGTTACCAAGGAATTGCAGTTTCGCTCTGACAGTCATATCCCCGCCAGATCCATCCTCGATGGTGTGTCCAGAAATCCCTGGTGTATACGCGTCAAAAGCGTCTGCAACGGCTTGCAAATTGGGATCAACCCCCGTTAGATTGCCATCCCAATCCGTATCGTCCGCTGCAACATCCACTGCGTCTATGATCCCTTCTTCAGACGTGTCAATCCACACATCATCTTCTACCGGGTCTGGCGGTGGAGAGTCACCCACATAGATGCCAGATTCACCTGTTGCTCCGGTTTCACCTGTTGCTCCGGTTGAACCTGTTGCTCCGGTTGAACCTGTTGCTCCGGTTTCACCTGTTGCTCCGGTTTCACCTGTTGCTCCGGTTGA